CTATATAATTGTAACAAAGATAAATAAAGAGTTTTAAACGGAGGTTAATAGAATGACATTTAAAGAATTATTTACAACAAATTTAAGCTGGTCACCAGCAACAGAATTATTTATTTGTTTATACGATCAAGAAGGCGATTTAATAGTTAAGGACTATAAAGTAATTTGTCAGATAATAGACGAGTATAAAGACTATGTAGTCGAGTATTTTTACGGTGAAAGAGTAGTTTTAAACAAACCATCTGGTTACAAGTTTGCTGATTTATATTTAGATTATACAAAATGGACACCTGAAACAAGAATAGAAGTTTATGATGGCGATCAAACAAAAGTAATGACAACCAAGGAAGCAGTAAAAATATATTCCGAAAGAATTGTTGAAAAATATAATATAAATTTTGCAAAATTAAAGGAGGTTAAATAATATGGTATTAAAACAACTTTACATCGCGTTTGAAAACTGGACACCATTAACAGAACTAGAAATCTATGTAAATCACAAAAGGCAAAACATGAGAGCCGGAGAAGCGTGTATGTTTTTAGGACACTTATTAGTTGAAAGTTTTAATGAAACCACAATTTATTTAAAAGGAGGATTTTAAAATGATGAAAGCACAGATAGTAAATTACAAAGAAGAGGGCAACCAGTTTTACGGATTTTATTATAACGGACATTTTACAGCATGTGGTTTTAGGTTTGTGGAAGATATCAGAGAATTTTTATTAACCTGTGGATGTGAAGTATCACCTCTTATAAGAGAAGTTGATTTTGACACACACATGCAGTCATCAAGAGAATGGAATAAACTAGCATGTGAACACTGGGGTTACGATGATCATCTAGATATGGTAGAAATAATGATAAGAAAGCTAATGATTTTAAAACAACTCACTTATGGAATACCTAAAGAAGAGACATACAGATCAGCAATTTTTATGCCAATTGATGAACTCAAAGAAGAACTTAACTATTGGAAAATGTTATATAAATTAACAAAGGTAGGTGGAATTTAATGGTATCAGTTAAAGAAATTTTAGTAATGAATAACACATGGGATTTAAACACCATAATCACAATTTATCACACTTATGAGGGAGAAGTAGTAGTTTTAAGAAGAGATACAGTGCATGACTTAATAAAATATAGGTATCCAGAATTAGAATACGCAGTAAAATTTTTTACAGAAGAATCAATAAAGGTTTGTTTACCTGACTCACTAGATTTTTATATTAAAGGAAATCAATAGTAAAGGAGGTGATGCCAAGCAACAAAATCTAAAAGAAGGGAGGTGAGAAAATGAACTATCTCAAGAGAAACTGGTTTTTACTCCTGCTCATTATATTACTCTCTGGTTACACAGCTTACACGTCATATTTAGTACTATCAAACGATAACCAGAAAGTAATAGAAGAGCAACAAAAACAGATATCACTTTTATCTGCCAAAATAACAGAACTAGAAAATAAAGAAACACCAGAAATCCCAGTGCTTGACACATCAACATTAGATAACAGAATAAGCGCCTTAGAGCAAGCACAGCAAACAATCACATCAGGCGTTGAATCTATGAATCAAGCAATCGAAGGAAATCAAAGTCAGATAAAAGCGATCTGGGCAACGTTAGAAGAAAACGAACTTATACACTCTAACGCAGGAGAAACAAACAGATAACTTTTAATTGCGGGGCAAACGCCCCGCTTTTGTTATTTGATAATTAACTGCTGTCCCGGATAAATTAAGTTAGGATTGCTGATCCCATTGTCGTTTGCAATCTTTTGGTAAGACGTGTTAAACTGACTAGCAATCCCAGACAAAGTGTCACCCTGTTTTACAACATAAGTTTTGTGTGCTGGTGCACTCCCACCATTAATTTTTAAAACCTGCCCTGGGTAAATAAGATTAGGATTACTTATACCATTATCACTAGCAATCTTTTGGTAAGTTGTCCCATATAAGCTAGCAATACCAGATAATGTATCTCCACTTTTTACAACATAATCAACTGCGCTAGGTTTTGGTTTTTCTGCGGGCTTGTTTGTTACAGAATTACCTTTGATCTCTTTTAACAAATCTCTTACCATCTCATTACAATCGACTCCTCCATTAATCCCGGGCACACTACCGTCACTGCAATACTGCCATATGTCAAAAGGCACGCTGGGCTTACGACTATAGTTTGCGATCCAACTTGTGAATCTGTCAAGACTATTTTTAATAACATTTTTAGCCCAGTCCTCATTGCAGTAATATCCAAACCAATATCCAGCACCCTCAATCGCCTGACCCATGTCTATAAAATACTGAGCATTGTAACTACCTCTTATACTTGCATCCTCAATATCAATGTAAATAGGTAAAGCCAAATTACATTTTTTAGCAAGTCTTAAAATATGTTTTGTCTCACTATCTGCATGAGCTTTATTGTTGGCATAACTATATAAGTAAATACCATACGGTATACCCAACCTGTCACACTCTTGTACATTGCGTAAAAAATATGGGTCATCCTGACTTGTAATGTCATCACCAAAACCACACTGAATTATTGCTCCATCAATCGCACCATTAACCGCATCCCAATTTATAACTCCCTGATATCTTGATACATCAATAATCATTAAATATACCTCCTTACTTGCCAGTCAAAAGCATAGGCTGAGTATGCTCCTGCATCTGGCTTAACAGTAGGGCCATAGTAGGGGTCACCCCCATGCCCACATAATTGATTGTTACCTATATACATTTCCACATGGTCAAAAAACGGATTATGATAACTCCAGTTAAAAAATACTAAATCACCATTAAGCATATCACTTGTATCTAGTACACCACTACCCTCTTTGATTAGTGTACCATTTTCTACTTGCGTCCCTGTCCATGTACCAATCTCCACTCCCACTACACTTTTGTAACAATGCCACACTAGTGAAGAGCAATCTGCATAACCTTCGTCAGGCCACATACGTAGATCACCAGATTGAGAGTACCCGAGTTTACCCTCATAACTTAATATTTTGTCAACTAATTGTTGACGCTGGTCTGGTGTGCCTGTACCTGTATTGGGATAAGAGGGCTGTGGTGTGGTGGTAGTCTCACCCTCTATTTTTTCTGTACGATAAATTGGTAGCCACAGTTTGTCGCTAGCTTGATAAAACTCAATCTTTTTATTAGTACCTTGGTTATCAAGATACAAAAAGAAGGTTTTACCAAATTTTTGTAACGACTTAATATTGATGGATGTCTCAAACGGTTTTGATGTATTATCAGGGTTACCACTGTTTTGATTTTGATTACCACCAATACTATGCTCTGGATCATAATTACCAAATCCCTCTTTGCCACTCTCACCGTCCCACTCGTCCAGCAAGGCTTTTACAGTATTTTGTCTGTCGTAATAACTACCAACTATACCGTTATTAAGTACAGTCATATACCACACATCGTAGTTACAATTACCACATCCGTTAAAAATCTGATAAAACGCCTGGGGTGATTGATGATAATTAGTTAATCCAAAAATAGCGGTCTTAGGATCAGTTATTCCGCACTCATCACGCAGTAGGGGGATGTAAGAATTATCACAATCTGACTCCCACAACTTATTTTGTGTGTTAACACCCTCATCAGTAACAAGCACAGCGCTAACCTCATTAGCTTCATTTTGTGTAAAAATTTTTTCGTCCCAGGCGTCTCTACCTGCCTGGATTTGAGGTAACAAAATTGGTAACTGGTTTGCAGTGTCAGGATAATCAGTTATTAGCAGATTTAATAAATCCCAACTCCTGCCATACGTCCATTGCATAATTCCAATACCAGCCATAGCCCACGACTCAACACTGCCATAATTACAGTTAGTCTCTACTGTACTTGTTACGTACATTGCATAACTTTTCCAATTTTGATCATAAATAGCCATTTATACGATCCATCTGCCAACGTAAAATACACGTGATACCATAATAAATTTAACTTGATCAGACGATGGTATAGGCTGATTAGCGGCTGAAAGTCTAATAGTACCATTGTAAAGCTGAAATTGAGGAATAGTAGTATAATTGTTACCAGTTGATGGTGCTACAATTGTATGACCACTAAAATATAAGTTACTTATAGCATTATCTTTAAAATGCTCAGCAGGAAGGTTAATTAAAACTGTACCTTTGTTTGCCGCAAAATTTGGTTTAAAACCATCTTTTATACCAATTACACAAAAAGCTGACATAATTTTTAACCCTTTATTTAGCCACAAAGAGCAAGAATAAGATGTAAAATTTGTGGGATCTGGATTAGCAGGCTGTACTAATACCCAATCATTAATTTTATCAAGCGCATTATTAGCCGCCGAGTTGGCAGAGTTAGCAACAGAGTTAGCAGACTGCGCAAGAGCACTAGCTTCTCCCGCGGAAACTTCTGCCGCCTGTGCGGAAACCTTGTTAGCCTGCATACCTGTATCAATAGCCAAAAATGCTGGGTTTAAATCTCCCAACCAACTAGCTTTGTCTGTCCCAATAAATTGTGGTAACTCGTAGTTTGGTGTTTTGTTTGTGTGTGACATATTTTTAATCCTCCTTATTTAAAACTGACATTTTTAATTTTGTCATACTGATCTGCCGTTACTCCTGCCGCCGCAGTGCCAATAACAAGAGCATTTTCCAAAGTTGTTTTTAATCCCGCAATTGTTGTCTCAAGATTATTTACCTTAGTTGTTAATTGAGTGATGCTGGATTGTAACTCATCCCTTATACCATCTACATAAGATTTAGTTACCCCTCCAGTTGTGCTTGCGCCTTTAATGGCAGTATCAATTTTTTCCATAGCCGAATTAAAATCCGTAAGCCATGATGGTATATCAGTACCCACAAATATAGGTAACTGGTAATTAGTTGTTTTTTGTGTTGCGCTCATTATTATTACCTCCTTAAGCTACTAGGATAGTTTTTGCTTCCCAGTCATATTGATAGGTTGTTATGTTATAGTTATCATAACTACTTGTTGTGATATTTTTATCGTCATATCCAGTACATGTTAATGCATCCTCTCTATGCAAGGACACTAAAAAGTCTATTACGTTTTTGTAAAAAACTCTTTGCCCTGTCACTGGATTAAACATATAAAATCTATCATCTTCTGTCAGATATTTTTTAGCGTAAAAATCATACTGGTAACATGTGATATTTTTTGCGTCATACATATCTGCTGTAAGATTAAGCCCGTCATACTCAATACATGTAAGCGCGTAATAATTAAAATAATTATAAAAATCATTAAGCACGTTTTGGACTGTATCAGTATAACCCGTAATTGGATTAATCACATAGATCGATTGCCCCTGTTGCTCTAACCAAATCGTTAAATCTGTAATCTGCTCTGTTACCCATGATCTTGTTTTTTGGTCAGCACTTTTTATAGCATCACTTAAAACAGTAAATTGGTTATTGATAACAAGTTCTAATTCTGACACTTTTGAATCTGTGTAATTATTGGCAGAATTTAACGTAAATTTATCCTGTTGATCAATATATTCATAAATTTCTGAATAATCTCTTGATAATTGGTTTATTACGTCATTTAATTTTTCTGTCAGTTTACACAGCACCTCATAATATGACAATGACTCGTCATACACAAGAGGCATCACTTTAAAACAACGCCAAAATGGATATACATTTCCGATCATATTTTTCACCTCCTTTTTACCACAATTGCATAAACAATTCATCCAATTCCTCAATAATCAGCATATCAATGTTCAGAAAACTTTGTCTGTATTCCATTAATAACTGACTATTAGATTTCGAGTCATTTTTACCAGACAATTTACGGTTATATTTTTCAGTTTCTGACGAGTTTAATTTAGACATATTAGTTGCATTTGTTTTTTGAGAAGTTGTGGCATAGTTTTCAGAAAATGGGTCTTGTAATGAACCCATTGGGGTATCATTTTGCAGAGACTTGTTTTCACCTTCATCTTGACTTGTATTATCTCCTACTGTCTTTCTTTCATATTCTTCGGTTGTCGAATATGTTTCAAAAGGATCAAAGTCAATTTGTGCTGATAGATACATCTGATTGTAATATGGCATAATCTCCTCCATTTTTACGTTCAGATATCGTTTAAAAAGCCCTGCTGTTTCGAAACCAATTTCCCGCATGTAATAATGATTAAGAATTTTTTCGTTTAGTTTCGAACGATAATTTTCATCGAAAATTGGATAATTTCTTAATCCCAGATCAAAACCGGATTGAATAAGGTATCTTAACTCTGTTGTATATTTACTCATCTAAGTCACCATCCTCTTCTGATGTTTCACGTGAAACATTTTCATCTGTCTGATCTGTTCCGAAAACCATTGCGTTATACAATTCCTCTAATTCTGGATTGTAATTAACAGAAATATCTGTTCCAAACATTCTGTTTATTTCTTTTGCACCCTGCCTTCTTGCGTTTAAGCCAATTTGTCTTGACATAGAAATCTGCTCAAGATTGCTGTTAACCTCATCGCTGATTTGTCTCTCTTTTTTATCCATGTTATTATTGTTAATCCCTAAAAATAACATGGCTTCGTTCCAGATACGATTTTTTTCAATGCTTAATTTATCTGCGATAAATGGGGCATCTGTTTTAAGCACTTTTATTGCGTCCATATCTAGGTTTTTATTGCCAAAAATAAACGGTTCGTTTCCCTCATATTGCATATAAACATTTTTCATTGTGAGTTTTTGTTTCTCATCGCACAGAATCATAATTGGGGTTTTTTGTGCGTTAATATTAACGTCAATTGCCCTGCTCACATTGTAAAGTTTTTGTGCAAACATATCTATGTCAATATGAGTTGTGGTATGCAAAAAGTTGTTAAAAACAATAACAGAGTCAGCTTTAGTTTTAAAATTTTGGTAACCATTTACACTGTACGCCATACGATTAATTGGTATCCTGTATACATCCAATTCTCCTCCAATCGTACACTGTAAAAATAAATCGCCAATAATCTCGTCTCTAAAATACAGCCCATAACCATTGTCAAAAAGCGTCAACTCTAAAAACCGCTCGTCAATTGTATCTGGTAAACCCTCCCATTTGTACATATTTATGGCTAGCTCTTTTAAAAAATAGTAGTAATGCAAATACGTCACATTATTTTGCCACATATTACTCCATCCGTCCAGAGCCTTGTTATACCCATACACTTTATTATAATTTTTCCTAGCCATTTTTTGTTAGCCCCCGATCCACGGATTATCATTATACTTGCCTATCTCAGTGTGCCATATAGTAGTGCCATTATCAAACATATTTTTTAAAATCTCTATATCGTCTTTTGGGATGTTACCTGCTAGGATGCATCCGGTTGTCTGTACATAATTAAAGTTTTGATTGCCAGTGAGTGATACAGTCTCAATTTTATTTTGCACGTATCCATATCTGGTAAAATACTCCTCTAATCTCTCAGCGTACTCTGGTCGGATTGTTTTCCATTTGAGCGTGACACCGTTGATTCCGTTTGCGATGTTAAACGCATCTCCGCCGGTCTGACCAGCTAATGTTGGAGGTGCAATCTCAGCGTCTTGTATTTTTGCCATCTGTTGTCTGATAGCTATCTCACTATTTTTTACACCAGTATATGCACTTTTTGCGCCACCATAAATTGATCCAATTGAACCTCCAATATTACTCGACAGGATAGAGCTAATAGCACCAGCGCCACCCTCTATCGCCCCCATAGCTACAGCTTCTTTTTTGTTATAACTGTTGATGCTATTAGATAAAGCAAAACTATTAGCATTATTAGCCATATATAACAGATAATTGTCAACAGTTACTGGGAGTTGTGGGAAATTAGCGATTGATAACCCCGCGTCTAAAAACTCTCCATATTCTGGTCGCCCGTCGTACTCGTGTCCATTATCTCCAAAATCGTTATAATACTTAAGATAGTATGTAAGCCGTGGGGAAGCCCCAACATAATTTACTAACCCTAGCTCTAATTTTGACAACTCATTAACAGCCTCAGGCTTTATGATAAATTGATTGCCGTTATATGCTGTCATTTCTATATAGCTGTACGGATAGCTATATAATTTGGAATTGTCATATTTTGGGAAATAACTCCACCAATTGTCTATACTACTTAGTATAAAGTTTGAGCTTTTATAACCGTCTCTCAACCTGCCTATCTTTTTGCCTGACGCCATGTTAACGACCTCAAAGTTGTTACCAACCACCTCCTCAGGCACAATAGTTATTGATTGTATACACTGAGTTATCCAAGGCACGTCTTTTAGCTCAGATAAAATTGCTTGTAAACTATCAGTCCTTGGTGATTGGTTATCGTTTAGATTATCTATGACATAATAATCTAATACTGATGGCATTTTGTCAAACGTACCTCCAGTTGATGATTTTAGGTTGGGGTTGTCAGTGTCACCAAAATCTGATGTGAGGTCAGCACTTGAGCACATTAACACGTAATACGTATTCCAACTGACAACCTCCGTGTGAGTCACAACATAATCACGCCCGTACTCCACTTGCTCGGGGAAAAGATTGGACAACCACGGGGTGCCATCTGACAAAAATTGTTGCTGATGAGAACGGCTAATAAATGACTTTAAATACTCGATGTCAAATTGCCACGTCTGGAATACATCTATTTCAAATGTGATTATTGTGTTTTCGTCATTTGCGTACTCTTTGTTACGTATAAAAGCGTAAAACCATTTTGTTCCAAAATTTTTGTTTTGAAACATAATGTAATCACACCCGTAAAGATTATCGTAATTTTCCGGAACTGCAATCGTGCCATCCCTGCGCAAGTATTGGAAATCGTTATACTCTCTATATTTTTTAGACAAAAAGTATAGAGATTGCTCGGACGCATTTTTAAAGTCCATCTGATTTTTGTAATCAGTTAACCTAGTATTGTTTATCAATATTAACCGTGATTGCGGTGTGATTGGCATATCTCTACCCCTAACCTGTGATTGTTACTGTTGCGGTTGCTGTTTTAGTTTGATCAGCATCAGCTATATATAAAACATTATAAGATGTTTTTGTCTCATCTGACGCAATAATCAAAAGACCATCATCACTGATGCTTGTTCCGGGCGATACTGCTCCCGCAATGCTAAAGTGTCCTTTTTTGTTTATTAATCCATTACCCTCTACTGTGCCAATAAATTGTGCTGTCCCGCCTTTAGCGACTGTTGCTGTAGTTGGGGATATTGTAACGTTGGTAATCTCTGGGGTAATAGTTGTAAACAAAATCGCGTTGCTAAAAGGGGACACGGAAAATGTTTTCCAAACATGATAAAAATAATTCCAGTAGAGCCCCTCGGGGTTATACACCTCAGTCATATTGTAGTAATTGTCAAAGATCATAAACCAATCACTGTCAACCATTAATCCTGAGATAGATTTGAGTGAGTTTAACTCATCCTCTGTAAATGGGGTATAAGTCGTGTTAGGATCATCAGCAAAAATCTCCTGCAATCTCTCCTCGTCAATAGTGCCAAAACCATCTACCCCAATCTGCCGGCCAATCAACTCCGCTTTGTCCATGTTAAATGACAATGCCAAAACCTCAACGTCAAAAATTGAGGACAGCTCGGTTGTTAAAATAGTGTACAGATATCTTGGGTCTGTGTAAGTACGTACTCCTGCATAGTTATAATTAGCAGACATATAACTTAAGTTTTTGGCAGATGCTACCATTGTAGTAGTTACTGACCTTGCATTATCCGCTGTAACAGTTGGGATAACTGTTGTTGATATTTTTCCGTCCAGCGCGCATCTTGCAATGAGATATTTCATGACCAAAAACTCGTCATAATTTGCCCCTGTGTATAACTGCTCAATAATTCTACCGATTAAATCGGTAATCCCCTGCCATGACAAAAATGCCTGTCTAAGCTGGTCATTACTAACAGTTGTAGGGTAAAATTTTTGATAATTCATCGTATGAAAAGCCGCCTGTACGTCTGGGATTCTCCTTTTAAATAGATCGGTTTCAGCTTTTTCCGGGTTAAACTGGTACGGTCTTGCAATTTCCACAAAAATTTCCTCAACAGTTTCTCCATATTCAAGTAGACCTTTTTTAAATCCCGCCCACGGGTTTTCGTAAAGCCGTGATGTTATGATTACTCTACCAATACGGTTTACAAGATTTGTTAAAAAGGCGTTTTGTAATGGCTGATACTGCATGATAATATCTCCGATACCTCTAAGTGACTGCAAAGACTGATCTTTTGTAACTTTAGCTCCGTTAACTGTATCTCCCTCTTTTAACGCCACTGGCACCTGATCCGCATATGTACCGCCTATCTCACTACGAGTTACATTTAAAATGTCGGCAGAATTTAATTCGTTTAAATTTTTGGTTGCTTTCGGTTTAGTTGGCATATTAACCCTCCACTCTTTCTAATAATTCGTCAAAACTCTGTACAGTTCCGTCTCTTTTTACGTCTTCTTTCGTGTCTTCCATTGTATCATCAAATTCTTCTTTAATATCAGAAGTTCCAAAGAAACGGTTCATGTAGCGTTCTTTTAAATTGTCATATTCCTGTTTCCAATCTTTTTCCTCTTCTTTTGGTGTGTAAATGTTGATGTCATCACGCTCGGAATAATCGTATTCGTCACGATCTTCACCGTCATATGTTTCTCCATACCTTTTTAAAATTCCTTCTCTTTCGTCAAAATCGTCTTTCAGGCGTTCAATGTCTTGTTCCATATCTTCGGTCATTCCGCCACTTTCCATAATACGGCGTAATATTTTTTCCATGCCCGATCTTGTTAAAATAGCCACTCTTTATCCCTCCTTTTTAAAATTGTCCACTAGCTGTTGGATAACTAGCGTGTTATTTTCGATTGCTTTTCGCATGTTTTCAGATTCTTCTTTGTGTTGCGTGTCTTTTTTTATCATATACCAAAACATTGCGCCGCAACAAACAATTGGGAATCCATAGTTACCTATCATATTGGCAACATCAACAGGGGTCATAACCTTACCCTCCCTTCTTTATTCTCACTTTAATTATAACACAAAACGAATAAAAATGAAAATTAAGACTTTTGTACCAAAAATGTTTCACTTGAAACATTAAAAAGGACGGATCGAAATCCGCCCATTGTGTATCTGAAATTGACAAGCCTGATAAATCACGTTAGCAAAACGGTCAACTTGACAGGCGGTTTTTAACCCGTGCTACCCCATCACAGTAAGTATCAGCGTTGCCAAAAGATACCTATATGGATAAAATATCAAAAATAATATTCTTGCTGTCTAAGTTATTAAACCTTAATTGCCCATGATCAAAAACTTTGCGTAAATACTGCATTACAAAAGTTGACTTGTTTACCATTAATGCATTTTGCTCATGGTCGTCAGCTTTAAAAGTTAATTTAACTGGGTAAGTCATATCTGGGCTATCATTTACATATACAATCCCGTCCTCAAAAAATTCTCTAATTGCATAATACTTTTGTCCGTGTTTTATAGTTGCTATATAACGACATTTACCTTTTATGTGTTCTATAAAAGTTTCGTTGTCGTTAAGATAAACATTTTGAGAAGCATAATCAGAATATCCATCATCAAATGCTTTAGAAAATCCAGAACTTGACAGGGATTTACTTGCGGTCTCATTAAACGTTTGTTCCATTATCCAGCCATGCCCACGCAAAAATTTTGTGTCATTACGTAACATTTTATGTATTCCCATTGACTTGTAATACGGGTTTAACATAGTCACACTGTTTGACGCTAATATTGTGCGCACATATCTGTATTGTTTTCCTTTTCCTCTTGCAATAGTAACGTGGATTGATTGGAATTTACGAATCTCATCCGGGCAGTAATGGTTTGTTTCGGATTGAAACTCATCCAGAAAAACATTTTCAACCTCATTAAAATATGAGGAGTATTTTTTTAATGGGTCAGCATTACTTAATGCAATAGCAAAACCACAACTTTTCTCATTGTAGTACAATTCATAAAAAAGCCCTTTTGCTACAGGTCTTGCTGTGAGTTCTCCATTTTCAAAAAATAAAGGTCTTATGTCTCGGAAAAACATATCAGCACATGAGGACAGTTCATAATTAAATCTGTACAAAAGTACAAATTTGCCTTTACCTTGTATAAAGTTGTTTAAACAAAGTCTTTTAAAAAAGACTGTCTTCCCTGCTGTACGATTTCCAACACAAAGATAAATTTCTGGTTTGTTTCCATCAGCATCCTTTAGTGATAATAATTTCGTTCCATCATAGTACATATTTTTTCTCCTTATTTTGGGGGCTGTTTCCAGCCCCTCAATAATTTATACTAACATGCAGGTTAAAAAGTCTTTACCTTTATAGTTTGTTGACTCTTTCCTTATTACTTTAATAGCCCACGGTTCTTCCTCATCTTCCATTTCTTCCGCGATTTCCTCATATGTTCTGTAAAGAGTTTCTGATCCAGAAATATACATGGTTCCGTTTTTGTCAACGTACACGTATTTGTTATAGTTCTTGTTATCGCTTTTTTCATTGTAGACTTCCACTACCGCGACATAATCAATGTCTATTAACACTCCATTTTCGTCACGCTTAGTCAGTTCGTCTAACTGCTCTGCACCGATAAACATTTTCACAGCTACTCTTTCCTTTGCTGATAATTCTCTTGTTGCGCTTACTAATTTTGCGCTATATGTTTTGTTTGTTTCTCCCATTGTTATTCCTCCTTGTATAACCTTTCAAATTCTGATTTTATTAACCATGTTACATATCCAGACTCATATTTAATTAAATAACCCTCATCATTTGGGTTTTCATTTTCAGGCACTTTCCAATTCCTGTAATTGTTGTATTCCAATCTGGTCATTTGTTGCGCCTGTAATTTAACTTTTCCTACATATGTTTTCATACTTCGTATGCTTCTTCTAATTCAGCATTTTCAATAAACTTTTCGAGGGTCATAGAATATTTCTTTTCAATTGGAACATCTGATACTACTACTACCTGTTTCTTTCTTTCTTTTGAGAGCGCAGACAAAAACCGTGCCCCCGGTGCTTCTGCCATTTCACGTACTTCAAACATTTCAAGCTTTGTCCCGTTAACTTCCGCAAAAGTTATTGAATGAGTGATTACTGTTCTTGTGATTTTTTTCATATTTGTTCTCCTTTTTTTCTTATTTAGACAGTATTCTGGTTACAATTATATAGTACCATATTAATTACAATATGTAAACATTATTTACGCATTTCATAATAATTGTCAATCAGCACAATTCCTCCTCTGATTCTTTTTGGCTTCAATGCCCCTTTGACACGTAGCCCAATTTTAAAATCTTCCATTCTGTACTCTTTCAAAAAATTTTGTTTCGCTCGTTCCGGCATTCCTGCACACTTTATTTCTATTTTTGGCTTGCACGGTTTTTCTTCTTTTATCACCCTCTCAATATATGTTTTTTGCCGCACAAATAACCCCTTATCCCATTCTGACTCTTTTTTCCAACAGCAAAAATTCTTGTCGTGGATTCTTACAGCTTTTGGAGTGCAGGAGGTTAAATGTATTGAGTCTGTATCAGAGTAAATAAAATTGTCATAATTTTTCTGAGCCGCTTTTATCGTAAAATTCCGAGCGTATGATGTGATATACGATCCGATTGCAATATATCCAGGAGTTTTTTCTTTCTCTTCTACAAGATCAAAAGATAAACAATCTTTATCTGGGTTTAAGTATGGTATTTTATAACTGCTATCTGTGCTTGCGGCTTCTTTTCCATATAGATTGTTTAAATATAATTTTGCTAACTCTCTTTTTGCACCCTTTGAGGTCATTTTTATTTTACGATACTTGTCAATGTACTCGTCAAAAATACCCTTCTGCGTCCAAAAATAACAGCAGTCTAAAAACTTAAAATCATATACATTATAATGTTCAAAAAATGTTTCAAAATCTGGTTTGGTCATTGTTAATGTTACTCTTGCTTCTTTTGCGCTTCCCTCAAGATCAAGATAATATCTATGATATTGTCCTTTATAAAAAATATCAGACGTTGTTAAATATTCGTTTCCCTTGTATAGCATATTTCCTTTTATTTGTACAGTTGGCAGATAATTCTGTTTTATCTCAAATCTGCATTCAAAACGTACAAAATATAAAAAATTATCAGACTGTTCAACCTTTTCTTTAAACTCATGGTAATTGTCTAAAAATTTTGGTTTACCCACTGGATAATAATTACCACTTATAGAGTGCATCATACTGGGATATAGAGAGTTAACGTCTAATGTTAGTCCTCCCTTAATTATTTTGTTTGCGCAGGAGGGTTTTAGATAACAGTAACCTCCTTTGTAACTTTTTCTGACATATTCTCCTGCATTTTCTTGACCGTATTTTTCATCAATTTCTATTTCATACAAGTTTGGAAAAAGATTATTATAGTCGGTTTTATCATAAAATGACTTAAATTCTTTTAGGCAACAACTGCCTATTGTAATAGAGTTGTGCCCCTCATTAAACATAATTTCCAAGGCTTCTTTTAAAACTAAAACATCATTTTTTATGTACTCTTTTTCTTCTGGTGTTATAGGGCAATTTTTATACCTGTAACCTTTATACTCCATTTCCAATTTTTTATGAGTAGTCCCAAAAGATTTACCAATTCTGTCCAAACTAAAGGGCAATAACTTTAATGAGTCTCTGATCTCTATTACCTTGTTATTCTTTTTTATAATTATGTTATACCATTGACCCATTTCTGATATAGACGTTTTAAATTGATTGTTTTCCATATCCTTTTCAGGTACCCTGTTAAAAACATAATGCTCTCTTAATAGATAGTCAATTATAAAGGATCCATCAAATTTTAAATTGTGAAAATATAATATATTGTTACCAGACAAGTTAAACATATCAATAAAAAAGTCCTCTATGCTACCTCTTATTATAGGTTCAGCATCGTCATATAATTTAACGTAACAAGCAGACCACACTTCTGTAAAGGTTTGACCATCAAAAACAGTTGTCTCAAAATCACACGCATAATAATTAAATTTTTTAATCCGCACTTCATCAACTACACTCCAACTCTCTATATTCATACTTCGTAATTCTCCTCATATTCTAACGCTTCTATCATACTTTCTCTTTCAATAGGGCCAAGTTCCATAAAATCCATCATAGATGCCAAGGCATTAAAAAGTTTCTCTGTATAAACTACCTTATAATTTATAAGTTCTCCATATTCACCTGCCTTTTGTATCATTCCGGCAACTTCGTCTTCTGTGTGTTTAAAAAGCAAATTATCTAACCATAAGTTTATTATACCTCTTGCCCACTCATTAAACTGATTCACATAACCTCTAAAATTGGCTATTACCATATATGATTCTCGGGGCATTTCATCGTATAAATCTAACGGTTTTATTTTTGTCTTTTCTCTTTGTTTCTTTTTAAACTGATAAAATGATGCTTCTACTTCTCCAAATTCATTTAGTTGATATGTTTTAGATTGTATTTTCTTTGGTGTTATTTTTGCTAGTCTTCTCACTGATGCTTGAGTGATTCTTTTTGGTATATTAGGTACTACAAAATCAACATATAAACCCTGTTTCTCATATCTTCTTACTGTTGCTAATACTCTTGATCTTTCTTTTCGGTATGCCTTAACAGTAGCAGATACTTTTTTATTCTGTCTTCTAGTTGCCAAGATTATTCACCCTTCCTTATTATTATGCTGTTTTCTCTAAGTTCCATGATTACTTTTGGGTCATCAGGCGTAATATTTAAAAATGATGCCCATTCGTTTGGGATACATACTTTAATCCCGTAATACTTTCCAGATCGATTAAAAATTAATTTCTTTACTTTTACCATTATTTCACCTCCTTTATCTATAATCACAATCATTGTAACTAGGACATATGTCTTCACTGCATCTATAGTAATAATCGTAAAAACATTTCTCTTCGTCAGGTATTTCATCTATTAGTTGCTCGTATTCAATTCTTAATAATGATACTTCTACTTCTAAGTCAGATGTGTTTAAAAATAAAGCATTTAATAAAGAGCATGTTTTATCAGCTCTATTTATTAAGTTATTAAAAATCTGATATTTAGTTATTAATTCATCTTTATATTTAGAGTATCCTATTGATTGTCTGTATTCTTCTCTTGCATTCTTGAGGTCAATTTCTACTACATTTGACATATAGCTTATACCATCTAATCTTAATTCTCTAAGCAGATCTTTTAGTATTGTTTCGTCTGTAAAATTAAATCTATCACCGTAGTGATACCCATAATATTCTTTGCCATGATCGTGATATTTTACTACTTGTGCTAGTGGCATTTTGTTTCCTCCTTTAAAAATCTTTTTTATTTTATTGTACCATATTTTGTACTAAATAT